TGACGTGCCCGTGTTCCACAGGAACAGGGTCAGCAACCGGATGGAACAGACACAGATGATCATGATGGCGGCGAACTATCTGGATGATGAAACGATCATCAAAAAGCTCCCTTTCATCACACCGGACGAAGTGGACAATATCCTTGCAAAGAAGGAAGAGAAGGATCAAGCCTTTGTACAGGCAATGCAAGGTATTGAGGATCTGACAGAGGGAGAAGCAGAGGAAGAAGAGGTGTAATCCATGCCTGACTACGGATCACGGATCACGGACAAAGCCATGCTGAAAATCATGGCGAAGATCCGAAAGATATACGATCAGGCAGAGAAGGAGCTGAACAAAAAGCTCCTGTCTTTCCGCAAGCGTTTCGCCGCAAAGCAGAAGATCATGACCGAAGCTCTGAAATCCGGGGAGATCAGCAGGACGGATTACGAATCGTGGTTGAGGGGTCAGGTTTTCATTGGAGAACGCTGGAAAGGCAAGCTCAACCAGATTGTCAGGCTCATAGGCAATACAAACAAAATCGCACATGATGTTGTCCAGAGGTTTCGGCTTCATGTGTTCAGCGAGAATTATAACCATAATGCCTATGAAGCCGAGATCCAGACAGGGATCAGTTTCGATATTTACAACGAGGAAGCCGTTGAGAAGCTGATCAAGGAAGATCCGAAAATGCTCCCGGAGTGGAGGATTGACGAAGAAAAGGATTATATCTGGAATCGGCAAAAGGTTGAAAATGCGATTACACAGGGCATCATACAAGGCGAGAGCGTGGATCAGATTGCTGAAAGGCTTGCAAACACCCTATCATCCACGAACATGAACAAAATGCGGATGTTCGCCCGGACAGCGATGACAGGGGCACAGAACGCTGGCATTCAAAAGCAGATGGAGGATGCAGAAGCAAGGGGCATCAAGATCAAAAAGCAATGGCTTGCAACATTGGATGACAGAACCCGTGACAGCCATGCACGGCTTGACGGGGATACCATCCCGGTTGATGCGATCTTCTCCAACGGGCTGAAATACCCCGGCGATCCGAGCGGTGCAGCAAGCGAGGTTTATAACTGCCGTTGCACGATGAAAAGCGTTTTCAGCGCATTGGCGAACCAGAACAAGACCGGGGAACGGAGAGCATACAAAATCAACGAAAAAGGCTACCGTGAGTCTTATATTGTCCAGAACATGACCTACACGGAATGGAAGAAGTGGAAGGAGGGGCAGAAATGAGCAGCGTGAGCGTTTCCAGTAATCTGTACCTTGTGAAAGCGGCATCCAAAGAAGCGATGGTCAATGCGGCGATCAGCGTAGGGATGCTGACAAGCGGTTATGCACGGGATCTGTGCCCCGTTGACACAGGGCGGTTGCGAGGATCAATTACCCATGCATACAACGATGACGGGCAACAGGTAACTTTGCTTGTCGGCACAGATGTGTATTATGCTCCTTATGTAGAACTGGGGCATCATCAGCAGCCGGGGCGGTACGTTCCGGCAATCGGCAAAAGGCTTGTGAGAAGCTGGGTTCCGGGCAAGCCGTTCATTCGCCCATCGTTTGAAAACCACCGTGACGAAATTGAAGCGATCATCTTAAGCTGTTTTGAGTGATCAGCCACGCATCCCAATAAAATTGACACTTTTGGGGATGCGTGTTTTTTTATGCCCTTATACAATTCAATGTAGAGCAAAGCAACGCTCTATCAAAACAAACTCCGTAGCACGAAGTAGTGTGCCGAAGTAATGGGAGGGAATATTGATGGCATCTTTCGCAAGGAAGTGGCTGGAAGGGATTCTGGAAAACGAAGAGCTTTCAACCAAGGAGAAAGCCCAACAGATCATGGACGGACACATTGCCGTCACAGATGGTTTGAAGGACGAACGGGATTCTTTCAAGGCAGAAGCGGAAAAGGCAGGAGATCTCCAGAAGGAGTTGGATGATCTGAAAAACGGCGAGGATTTCAAGAAGAAATTCGAGGACGAACACAAAGCCTTTGAGGATTTCAAGAAACAAACCGCCAGCGAAGCCGAAGCCGCAAAGGTCAAGTCGGCATACAGGAAACTGCTTGCCGGGGAAGGAATCGGCGAAAAGCGGCTTGATTCAATTCTCAAGGTCACGGATCTGTCCAAGCTCAAGCTGGACAAGGACGGGAATCTGGAGGATGTGGACGGGCTGAAAAAAGCCATCAACGATGAATGGGGCGAGTTCAAGACCAAGGTCACCGAAAAGGGGGCTGTGGTCGAAAAGCCGTTGCAGACGGGCAAAGCCACGAAAACCAAAGAGGAAATCATGGCGATCAAAGACACCGATGAACGGCAGAAAGCGATTGCTGAAAATCATGAATTGTTTGGGTTCTAACCCAAGAAAGGAGAACTACAATGCCTGATCCTACTCCGATTTATGTCGAAGCCGAAACCAACCTGATCACCAAGAGCCAGATGTCCAAAGTTCGTGAAGTGGACTTTGTGCAACGTTTCGCTCATGGCTCTCTGGCGAAGCTGATTGAGGTTCTGGGTGTTACCCGGAAGCTCCCCATGCAGGAAGGTACTACCCTGTATATGTATACCACCTCTGGCACTCTCCAGAGCGGTGCTGTTTCCGAGGGCGAAGTCATTCCGCTTTCCAAGTATCAGCGCAATAAAGCCGCTGTCGGCGAAATGACCCTTAACAAGTGGAGGAAAGCTACCTCTGCCGAAGCGATCATGAAGAGCGGCTACAAAGAAGCCGTTTCCGAAACTGATGCGGCTCTGCTGAAAGACGTTCAGAAAACCGTTCGTACCAGCTTCTTCACGCTGCTGAACGGCACGATCACCGGATCTACATCTGTAACGGGTGTTGGCTTACAGGCGGCTCTGGCTGCTGCGTGGGCACAGCTCCAAGTTAAGTTTGAGGATGATACTGCTGCCGCCGTGTATTTCGTTAACCCGGTTGACATCGGCGATTATCTGGCTACCGCCAATATCACCGTGCAGAACGCTTTCGGCATGAACTACATCGAGGATTTCCTCGGTCTGGGTACTGTGATCCTGTCCAGCCAGATTACTGCTGGAACGTTCATCGCTACCGCCAAGGAAAACATCGTCCTCTATTACCTGTCCATGAACGGTGACATCGCTGGCAAGTTCGGTCTGACCGTTGATGATCTCGGTCTGATCGGTATGAAAACCGACATTCCTACCGAAAACCGTGCCCAGCTCGAAACGCTGGTAATGGCTGGTGTGACCTTCTTCATCGAATATGCGGCTGGTGTTGTCAAGGGCACTATCACAAGCTCGGACTGACTGACCTGACCCTTACCCCAAAGGCATCAGGAAGTTATTGGGGAACGGATGTTGAGGATATGCAAGATGACCTCGCCGTTTCCGGGGGCAAAATCACGGGAACGCTGAAATACCTGACAACGGGTCAACTCGTGACCGATTGGGGTGAAGGTTATTTCATCGCTGTCGGATTCAGCAATTTCAGTTCCGGTCTGACCTATGAGGATGTCCAAGTCGGACTTGCACCCACACAGGGAGCAGGACTTGTAACGCTTGACTCTGATAAGGATGCGGTATTCCACATCACCGATCCGAGCCAGAGGATCACGGCAATTCAGACGGATGCCAACGGTCATAAACGGCAGCAGTTCTGGAGTCTGGCTGACATCACCTATGAACCGAAGGAGGGCTAACGCATGAGCGTGATTGCTACCATCGGCAAGGCGGTTCAGAAAAAGAACCAGCCGAAGAAAACCACGAAAAAGGCGAAAGCCGAATGACAAGGAGGGAGATCCATGCTGCAAACAGTTTGCGAAAACATCTGCAATTACTTCATCCAGAACAGGTTTGAAGGGCGGTTTGAGATCGAAAACGGCATGATCTCCCTCCCCCTTTTGGACGGGCAGCGGTTTCTGATCCAAGGCTCTGCCTTGAATGATGGAATGTATACGTATCACGATGCGGAAATCAAATCGGATGATGACGAAACTCTGGCGGTGGGGCTGCAAGATGAATCGTGGGCTGGCACGATTTGTGCCCTCGCCGTTCCTCCTGCGGTGGTGGCACTTTCTACAGAGATCAAAGCGTGGGTGGATGCCAATGCAGAGTCACAGAACAGCCCTTATACAAGTGAGAGCGTTCTGGGGGTATATTCCTACACCAAGGCAAGCGGAGGGCACGGAGCTGGCGGTTCTGTCAGC